CAGATCCTCTTTTTTGCCGTACTCTTTAAAAAGTAACTTTTTTAGAACCTCCCCACTTTATCCCTTGACTTGACAGTTACCCTGTGGTATAACTGTGGACATTAACAAGAAGAACCTTATGGAACAACCATACGAAGTCAACACCAGGCTAAGCCGTGATAATCTCTTTGATTCAGACGATATTCTAAGAGATTTCTTTAAAGCATTAGCCAATGACGACATTCAAGAAATACGAACAATACACATCCCACGAAGCGACGTGTTTTACGTTAGAGAAAAGTATTATAACGATACAGGTAACTGGGTGTCTCTCGACAAGATGGAACGATGTATGTACCTAGAGGGTATGTTATCATCTTCTGATGTTAAAGATCCAAATAGAGTAAGAGATTGGGAATAATAAATGAGCCAAGCAATGAAAAATCTCCAAGAGAAAGTTGGAGTTGGCGCTGATGGTTCATTTGGACCGAATACAGCTAGAGCTATTGCTAAACATTATAATCTATCTGCGGAGCGTGGTGCTCACTTAATGGGCCAAGCGTCCCACGAAAGTGCTGGCTTTAAGAGAACAAAGGAAAGCTTGTACTACTCTACGCCTGAAAGGATCCAGGCTGTATGGCCCTCTCGTTTCCCAACTGTTGAGAGTGCTGTACCCTACGCTAAGAACCCATCAGGTCTCGCTGGTAAGGTCTATGCTGGGCGTATGGGTAATGAGACTGAAGAACAAGCCAGCCTGTATATTGGACGTGGGTTCTTGCAGCTTACTGGACATAACAACTATAAAGCTTTTGCTTCTGACATGGGGCTACATCAAGTCTTAACTGATCCTAGCCTTGTAGAGGAACAGTACGCTTTTGAAACAGCTCAGTGGTTTTTTAATAAAAATAACTTATTTTAGTATTGCTGACAAAGGTGTTAGTGATGATACAATCAAGCTGATTACGAAAAGAGTAAATGGCGGCTACCACGGTTTAGATGATCGAAGAAATCAAACTAATAAAATATACAGATGGCTTAAAAAGACTAGTTAAGTTATGGTAGATATACTCAAGGAAATTCGTATGTCAGATTTTGAATCAGTTAAAGAAGATATTGATCTGTTAAGAACAGACGTAACTAAAATATCTGACAGGCAGATGACTGGCGTAACAGACCAGCATCGCCTAGAAAAAGAATTGATTGAGTTAAAAGCCCATTTGTCGTACCTACGCGCTGGGCAAGACAGCATGAATGCTAATATGACTAGGCTACTCTTTATTATTGGGGGTAGCTTTGTTGCTGGTATTGTAGGGTTTATTATTAAAGGTGGTCTTGTATAATGGGATGCTGGTTTAACAAAAGTAATCCATGTAATAAATGCTTTGGATGTTGGTTTTCAAATCCTGCTTCTATACCTTTAAACCTTAAACTACTAACTGGAACACTTATTACATCTTATTGTATTTTTGAGGACTAAACAAATGGCTTTACCCCTAATCTATGCTGCAGGAGCTACAGTAGCTCGGTTTATTGCAAAAAACGGTATAAAGGCTGCAGCAAAAAAGTATACAAAAAAAGCTATTGCTGATGGTAAAAAACATGCTAAAGACCTAGTTACAAAAAAGACCACAGGACAAAAGCAAACTACGTCAGCTACAAAAGGTCAGCGTACTTATCGGGCAGGACAACGAGTTGCTCTTGGTACAGGTGTAGCCGCAACGAGTGCTGTTACCACTACATCCTCTAACTCTAAAAAGACTAAACTACGTAAAAAGAATGCTGAGTTACGTATGAAATTAGAAAAAGAAAAGTCAAAACCTACAATTTCTGCCCCTAAAACATCTCCAAAACCTAAAGCAAGACCCTCTAAAAATGCACCTAAAACATCTCCACGGCCTAAAATTATTAGCAATACTCTTAGGATGGTTAATGAAGAAGAAAGAAGAAAAAAGAAAAGTCTCCAGAAACTTCTAAAGGAAATGGAAAGAGATGAAAAAAGAGCAGAAGAACGTCATAAAAAATTCTTTGAAAATTGGGAACAACCTAAGACAAAACTTAAAAAATCAACTTCTTCTAAGAATGCACCTAAAAAGTCTTTAAGACCTAAGGCTCGTCCTGTAGACAAAAGCCCAAGAGCTGAAAAGAAGAAATAGTATGGCTTCTTCTCCTAACTATAAAAGAAACTATAAACGTGAGCGTGACCTACAGCTAAAGTCTGCCAAGTCCAATAAAACAGCTAATGCTTCTCGTAAGGCTGCAAGACGTAAACTTGAAGCTAAAGGTGTAGTTTCAAAAGGAGATGGTAAAGATGTTGATCACAAGAACCGTAATCCAACCGATAACTCCACTGCTAACCTAATGGCTAAACCTAAAAGCACTAACCGTAGTTTTTCTCGTAAAGAAGATCCTAAGAAGTACGCTAAGAACTTAGGAGCATCCAACCCACCAACTCAAGTTAAGTTTAGTAAAGGTGGTTCAACTAGTACAGTTAATAAAGCAAACAACTACACAAACCCGACTATGCGTAAAAACTTGTTTAACTCTATTAAAGCTGGTGGAAAAGGTGGTAGCCCTGGGCAGTGGTCAGCACGTAAAGCACAGATGCTTGCTAAACGTTATAAAGCAAAGGGTGGGGGCTACACGTAAATGCCCTACCTACAGAGTAACATACCCCACTTTAAAGCATGGGTAAGACGTGAATACACTAAGAATATGGAAGAGTACCACGGTGAGTTTTTACACTGCTTAGTTGTAGCCGTAACTACAATGCCCAATAGAACGCTCAGCTTCCAAGTAATATTTACTGGATGTGAGTCTGACCATGAGGGTGACTCTAATGTTCATGGTGGAGCAATGTGGGCTAGAATGCCTTTGACAGCCTTAGTAGCTGATACCCTGTACGAAGAGTGGCCTAGAGAGTTACCTCCATACTTAGCTCAGCCTTGGGATTGTATGTCGCACTGGCACTCAGTGTACAAAATAGAACGAGCAAGCCCAGCGCCTTGGATAGCTAAAGTAGACGGGGAGTTTTATCCAGCTAAGTATTACTTTACTGTAGACTACACAGATAGTGAAGTAGCTGATGATCCTGCACAACACAAACAGTCCCATGTACTGGAGTTGTTAGATGCAGGTGAATACACAGGCAATATGGTTGCATTGCCTAATAACCGAGTACGAGTTACTCACCCCGCTTGGTTTGAAACAGGTGAAGGTGCTCCTGACTTTAAACCAAACCAACATACGTTTAATTCTAAAGAAGATGTAGACTATGTTTGGGATACTCAAAGAGTTTTTAATAATCTTTATCAGGAGACAGAGTAATGAGAATGAAGAAAAAAGGTTATGCTAAAGGTGGCATGATGAAGAAAAAGGGCTATGCTAAAGGCGGTATGCCTATGAAGAAAAACCCTATGACAGGTGAAATGATTCCTGCCTACGCTATGGATGGTAAAGGCAAGATGAATAAAGGCGGCATGATGAAGAAAAAAGGTTATGCTAAGGGTGGTAAAGTTATGACTTACAACGTTGGCGGTATGGTAAAAAGTACTGGTACCCTCAACACAGGTGTTAGAAAAGCCTGATGACCTTAAAGAAATCTCAGAAGAGTTTAAAGGACTGGGGTAAGCAAGAGTGGACTACCAAGAGTGGTAAACCGTCTACTCAAGGCCCGAAGGCTACTGGTGAAAGGTACCTTCCTAAAAAAGCTATTGAATCTTTAAGTTCTTCTGAGTACGCAGCTACAACAAAAGCTAAAAGAAAAGGAAAGTCTGCTGGTAAACAGTTTGTAGCTCAACCTAAGAAAATATCTAAAAAAGTAAAAGTATTTAGAGCTAACAGAGGTGGTTTAGCTAGGTGCGGTGCTTCTAATCCTGCTAATCAAAGAAAGTATAAGTAATGGATCCTTTTAAAAAGTTTGAAAAAGAGTTAAATAAATCTGGTTATTTTATCTCGACTGATATGATTGTAAACAGTAGGGGTGACGTTGTAGGTCAAATGGACCCCTATGGAACTTTTCAGTATAATGATGATTTAGTTGAAGGTGATATAGTTAAAATAATTAATAAACCTGATAATAAAGCTACTACTCCTTTAAAGCCTAAAACTAAAAAGAAAACTAGCCTAAAGAGTAAAATATACAACAAATTGACTAAATAGGGAGCAGCAAAATGGACCCTGTGACTGCAATCGCAGCGGCTAGTGCTGCCTACCAAGGCATTAAAAAAGCAGTTGATGTTGGGCGTGACATCGGTGGAATGGCTGGTACAATAGGACAGTGGAGTAAAGCTTTATCTGACCTTGACTATATGGAACAACGTGCGTTAAAACCCCCAGCATACAAAATGTTTTCTGATACTCAGAGTGATGCTTTGGAATTGTGGGCTCACAAACAAAAAGCTAAAGAAATGCGTCAAGAGTTAAAAGACCACATCTCTTGGACTTACGGACCTTCTGCTTGGGAAGAGATCGTAAGGATGGAAGGTGAGCAACGTAAGAGACAAAAGGAACTAGTTTATCGAAAACAAGAGTTTATTGATAACTGTGTAAATACTCTTATAATTGGTTTGCTTTTGCTAGGTGGGGCAGCAACACTTATTTTTATGCTGTACCTTTACAGCGAAAGACAAAGCAACTACTAACAAAGTGGTTTTTAGTATGAATGAAAAGTACGACTTAAATGCTAACGGTAAGATAGACGAACATGAGCGAGAGCTTATGCTTGAAGACCGTCGATTGCAAATGGAAGATGCAGACGCTAAGAGGGACGCACAGAGGCGTATGACGTGGTTTGCTCTCTCTGGTATGATAATGTACCCAGCAGTTATCCTACTTGCCTCTGTGACGGGCTTTGACACTGCTGCAAAGCTTATAGCAGACATAGCAGCTGTTTATGTAATAGGTGCTAGCGGTATTGCTGCTGCTTACTTTGGCTTTAACGCTATGGAGGCTAAGAAATGATACAGGCATTGATAGGTCCAATAGCTAACCTAGCAGGATCATGGCTACAAAGTAAAGCAGATAAAACAGCAGCTACTACAAAACTAAAGCTAGTAGAAGCAGAAAGTAAAGCTAAAATACTCTTGTCAAAAGAAACATCCACTGCCGACTGGGAACGGATTATGGCAGAGGGTACACAAAATTCTATTAAAGACGAGGTTGTTACAATTGTTGTTTTAATACCAGTGATTCTTTGTTTCATACCTGGTCTAGAAGAAACAGTAAAGAATGGTTTTGATCGGTTGTCTGAATTACCAGAATGGTATACTTACTTAGTTTATGTTGTTTGTTTAGCAGCCGTTGGTATTCGGGGTACTAAACAGTTTATGGGTAAAAAGTAATGGAAAACTTTAAATTACCCATAGCTTTAGTAGTGGCTATGGCTGTACAGCTGTCGGGTGGAGTCTGGTGGGTAAGCCAGCAAGCTTCTACTATTGCGAGTCTTGAGAAAACTGTAAATGAACTAGGCTCTCGCATGGCTATTGAAGATAACATTAACTTAAAGCGTGACGTTCAATCTAACGCAAAAGAAATTGAAGACGTTTGGAGTGATCTTTCTGGTGTAGTGATGATTATCGGTGAGATTAACTCTATTAAACAACGTGTAGCGCTCTTAGAGAATGATATAAAATACATAAACATAAATAGAGGAATGTAAGATGATAGATACTTCTTATAGTACTTTTTTTAGTAGCGTATCTATAACATCTACAGCAGCTGATGCAAGTGCTAATGTAATATATACTGTTCCAGCTAACTACGACAGTGAAGTTGACTTTTTAATTTGTACTAATGGTTCTTCAACTAATAATATTTCAATACAGATTTATCATGCAGACGGAACATCTTATCACCATTTACTCCGTAATCATTCCGTAGGCGGTAATGACTCTTACAAAATACTAGAGTCAGATAGAATTTATCTACATGAAGGAGATAAAGTCTTAGCTTACAAAGGCTCTGGAACTTTTGATGTGTCTGTCTCAGGTAGACAGTTTTATAACCCAATGAGGTCGATTTAATGGCTAAGAAAACATTAACAGAAAAACAAGAGTTATTTTTAGCTGTTCTTTTTGAAGAAGCAGAGGGAGATCCTTTGCAAGCTAAAAAACTAGCTGGATACTCAAGTAATGTAGCTACTTCTGCAGTAACTGCTTCTCTTGTTGATGAAATTGCAGCTCTTACTCGTAAGTTTATTGCTCAAAGCTCAACTAAAGCAGCCTATACAATGTTCAAAGTTATGGGTGACACAGATATGTTAGGCGCTAAAGAAAGAATGTCAGCTGCAAAAGACATTATGGATAGAGCTGGTTTTGTTAAAACAGAAAAAGTAGAAGTTTCTACAGCAGAGCCTCTCTTTATTTTACCTGCTAAAAAAGAAGTAGAGGATTAATTAGTATGGCTATTGAGTACAGAGGTGAAAAGTTTGCAGGTTACAACAAACCTAAAAGAACACCTGATCATCCTAAAAAGTCTCACGTAGTTCTTGCTAAAGAAGGTTCTACAATTAAAATGATAAGATTTGGGGAGCAAGGCGCTAAAACTGCTGGTAAACCTAAGTCTGGTGAGTCCTCTAAAATGAAAAAGAAACGTGCTTCTTTTAAAGCTAGACACGGTAAGAATATTAAAAAGGGTAAACTTTCTGCAG